ACCCCAGTTAAACATACCTGTTATTTTTTGTCTGGCTGTTCTAACTTTGTCAGCATCAATACCAGACACTGCGGATATTGCTTTGTCAGTTCCTGTTCCTATTGCTGATCTAATAGGTTTAGACGGGTCAGGAGGCGTAGCCCCGTAAAAGTTATCAATGTAATTAGCTATAGAAGCTATAGGGCCGCCTCTTCCAGCGTCTGCCCCAAAATAATCTACTGCAGCTTTTCCTGCTTTTCCCACACCGCTTATACCTTTAGCTACTAAGGCTCCCGCAGCGTTTGAAGGAGCTAAAAAAGTATCACCCAGCGTGTTAAATACCTCTTTAGGTATACGCTGATTGGGCATTTCTTCTTGTGGATTACTCATGTTCATGCCAAGAACACTTGCTCTAGGTATAATAACGTCTTCTTTTACAAACTCTTCAGGGCTGGCTCCTATAGCAGAACGTACAGGCCGCAGTTCTGCTTCAGACATTGCATCATAAGATTCTACGAGTGCGCTAAACCCCGCCTGATACGCTTCTGACTCTGCTTCAAATGATTTGGCGTAGTTATTTAAAAACCGCTCCATCCATTTCATTCGTTTTCTTCCTGCTCTAACTCAGACTCAACTTGCTTGAACACAGCGTTGAGATAAGTGTAAATCTCTTTGCTGTCACGCTGCAGCATATTGCGCTTCACTGGGTCTTTTGTAGACTTGATTGCTTTTCTAATTTCATCAAACATATCACGTTTTACGTAAGCAATTTTAGCTCTTATTTTGGCAGGGCCGGGACTCCTGAGTTTATTCTTAATATAAGCATACGGGCCAACAACAGCAGTCCCGCCTAAAACCCAGATAGCGTTGTGTACTTTGGATAACGCACTGTTACCGGCGTATTCATTTAGACCAAGCTCCGCAATAAATCTACCAAATCTGGTTTTTGCTTCTGTTGCTGCTTTAACGTTTAGATCACCCAGCGTAGGTATAATCTTAGACATTTTATTAAATATGGTTTCTGTCTCAGGAACTACATCAAATACAGTTTGGTTTACTGCTTTACGCACAGCCATAGCAGCTAAGTTTTTAGTCGTTAGTGAGTCTCCAGATACATCGTAGCCCATCTTGTCTGCCATGCTATCAAACATACTCCTAGATACTCTAAATCCCTGAAGCGTTCCTCCTTGCTCGTCTATTATAGACAAAGCCATTTGATATAATTGAGCTACCTCTGCCCTAGCGGTGTTGTTAGACATTAGCTTACTGTTTGGCCCTTGCTGCATTTCATCAAATTGCGCTTTTAAGTTAGCACGTAAATTATCATCAAGTTGCGCCCAATTAATTTTCTTTTCGTTTTTAGCCAACATTTTCATTAGGCTGTCTTCTAATTTATCGTAATAGGCTTGAAAAGCGTTGTGGTTTGTTTGTAAGGTTTTATTTCCAGATACACCAGCAGATTTAGCCATGTCTATAAGCTCTAGTTGATCTGCAGACGCAAGCTGCTCTTGAATCCCTAGTATGCCTTTAGGATCTTCTGTCAATCTTACTTGTTCAGGTGTTTTCTTTTTACCCTCAAACAAAATCTTATATACGTCTGCGTCACCACCAGCTAGGGGTTTAACTTCGTTACGCATACCTACACGTTCTAGTTTCATAAACTTCGTAGGCTGTTTTATTAGCGGCCCAGTACCCCTAGTAAAACCTAAGTCCATTACAGCAACTAGATTAGCAGCTTCATTAGGGTAGCTTTCTTTAAACTTTTCCCACGCTTCCATGCCTTCACCAGCAGCAGCCCAAGCCATCTGACCACCCTTAGTTTGCATCAGCGCCTGAAACTGCTCTGCAGCACCTTCCTTTAGCCCTTCCGGAAGCATCCCTACGCCTTTTTCAGCACCAAACATAACCATCTCTGACCCAGAGTCAAAGACCATCCTAAGAGGCGTAGTGATTGTCTGAAGAAGAACAGAAGGTAGATTAGTAGACTGCCTGTACTGCTCCTCAAGAACTGCAGGATCACTCATAGCCGCAGCAATACCCGCCATAGTTCCTGCCTGTTGACTTTGACCTAATCTCTGAAAAGTCTGCGCTTGACGCTCAATACCTCTCTTGTAAGGCTCAGAGAAAAACCTGTTCCACAGGGATAGTTCCTCTGTTTCTACATTAGAGTTATATACGTCTACTGCGTCAGACTCAAATGCTCTTTCAAACGCTGACTCATTGTCTATAACTGCCTCTTTCTTTTTTTCTTCAGACACCAGAGGTTCGCCTTTTGCTGGTTTACCAAAGGCGCGTTCAAAAGCATCTAGGGAGCTTTCTGATGCCATGTTTATCCCCTTATCTTAATGAAACTTCCGTTTTGAAGCTCGTAAACAGTCCCGTTTTTTCCGTCAGGAGCAAAAAATACTTTACCTGTCACACTGTCTTTATGGTATCCAGACGCTTTATAGTCAGGCGATTCCCAATTAATCGCGTCTTCTGGAGCAACACCAGAAGCCAGCTTCTGAATAACTTTGAGATGTCTGTCGATATTCTGTAGAGCTTCTACTTGAGCTTCAGCAGACATACCAATGTCTAAAGCATCCACAGTGGACTGTAAAGACATAAATTCAATGTTAGATACCTGACCTAAGCCTGTTCCTGATGCTCCTGACTCTGCAGCCAGCCTTTTCATCTCGTTGATCTGCTCAAGTCCTAAGTTTGACTTTATGTTCATAATATCTCTATCACGGTCATAGGCATCAGAACCTGCCCACACTGTAGCCAGCGTTTTACCTACTACGCCCTCCTCCCAAAATTCATCAACATCTACCAGTTTAGCAATTTCTCTTTGCATAAACACAGACTTTTGAATTGTGTTTATAGCTGCCGACTGATTGCCTACTTTCTCTGGTGGCGGGATAGTCTGCAAAACCTGTCCATCAGCGAGAACCATGATAGAACCGTCATTACGCTCCATGTACTTAAAAGTTGTTTTAGGGGCTTCCTGTGGTTTGAACGGTGCTCTGTAGACTTCCTCAACACCGCCTTCAGGAGTCTGACGTACTACTGCGCTTCCTGCTGGGACGGTAGTTAGTTTGTCCCCAGAACCTTTTCGCATATCAACACCCGCTTTGTACGCTGACATAATATCTGCTTGCGTACCGCCCTGTGCAATAACAGAGCGCACACCTTCCTGAAGCTGTTCTAGTGGTACGCCACGAGCAGCAGCCTGTGTAATTGCCGTCAGACCGCCCTGTATGCCTCGTTGTTGCCCTGCGGTTTCCTTAGCAGTAGCTTGTTTTGCCGCATTATTAAACGCAGTAGCAGCTTCCTCGTTGCCTTGTGCACGATACTGGTTTTCGAGTTGCTGTAGCTTCGCAGGATTGCTTATATTTTCTTGAAGCAGTCTCTGTATTTCAGCTTGGCTTGCTTTGCGTTGCTGCTGCATACGCATAATACCCGGAGTCTGCCCAAGACCCTTAGCAGCCTCAAACAGTCCCTGCTGGTACGTAGGCTGCAGGAGTCCTTGTAAAAACGCTTGTGAAAATCTAGCCATGATTATTATTCCCCAAATAAACCGCTAAGTACGCTACCAAACAACGAACCAACGCCACCACCTGAAGTAGCTATAGGACTAAACAGACCACCCAGTAGCCCTGATCCTATGCCACCCAACAGATTAGCAGCGGCTTGTTCTGCAACCAGCCTAGCCTCAAGTCCTGCCATAGATGTCTCACCAAACTGACCAGCGCCAAACAACTGACCACGCTGTTGCAACTGCGGGTAAAGCTGTGCGGCCTGTTGTGCAGCCAAAAGCTGCGTCTGAGGGATGTACGAGCCTGTGAGTGCGCCCAAGGCAAGCTGTTGTTGTGCTTGTTGTGCAGCAACGTCTTGCATAGCCAACTGACTACCTAAGCCAGCGTACTGTGCACCTAAACCAGCCTGTTGTGCCTGTAATCCACCAGCAAGCTGTGCCAACTGAGCCGCCTGTTGTGCTGATGTAGCTGCTCTGCCTAGACCCTCAGACTGCAACTGAGATTCAATCTGCTGTGCACTGAGGCCAAGCTGTGACAACTGTGCAGCCCTCTGTTGTGCTGCTGACTGAAGTTGGCTAGAGAGTCCTGCCTGTTGACCAAACATGCCACCTAAAGTCTGAGCCGTACCCAGAGCTTGCTGACGTTCTGCCTGTGCTTGCTGAATAGCCGCTAGTGATGCTCTGTTCTGTGCTTCTTCTTGTGCTTGAGACAACGCAAGCTGTTCAGGAGTACCACCAAACATGGCTGTACGAACACCTAAACGTCCTTGTTGAGCCAGACGCTCTTCTAAGGCTAAACGCTGTCGCTCTTCCTCAGGACGCTGTGTAGCTCTGATACGCTCGTACACACCAGCTTCACGAGCAGCCGCAGGAGTTAGTACGTCTTGTGCAGCTTGTCCTGCGAGTCCTGCGTACTGTCTTCTGAGTGCTTCGATGTCTGCAGGAGCCTGTGCGCCCAATCCAGAAGCACCCATGCCCAACGCTTGTTGACCAAATTGACCTATGGCTGGACTAGGTTGTTGACCCAGCATACCACCCACCTGTCCTGCAAACTGTCCACGCAGAAGATTAATGTCTGCTGGTTGTTGTGCCGCAGCACCCATGAACTGACCGCCTAAGCCAAACGCTTGTTGTGCCGCCTGTTGCCTCTGTGCTGCGCCGTATGGATCAGTAAACAGAGCAGACTCTGCCTGTCCTTGTAGCATATCTTGAATAAACTGCTCTGAAATAGGTAAGTCCATAGTGACGCCTGTGCCGCTGGTAGGTAAACCAGTTGCAGGGTCAATAGTAGGAGGCGTTACTCCAAACTGACCACCCGTAGTTGTTGTTACAGTAAACGGCTGGAACTGAGACATCTCAATAGCTTGTTGTGCTAACTCAGCAGAGCCGGGAACCCGCTGTCCATCTACGGTTGTGCCTAGTACAGCTTGCTCGCCTATTCTCTGGAGTCTGTCGTAAGCAGACTTAGTTAGTGCACTTCCACCAGCAGCGGCAGCGCCTATACCTAAAGCGCCTAAAATATCAGTTAACATACTCCCGCCTGAGGAGGTATTTGTAGTGTCTGTTGGGCCTCCTGTAATCATCAGTAAGTCCCTCCGTCAATCGTGCCTGTAGACAGAGTACCCGTAAACGTCAACGCAGGAATCGTTACAGTGCCAGTGAATGTAGGAGAAGCTGTGTCTGCTTTGGTTGCAACCGCTGTTGATATAGCGTTGAACTCAGTGTCAAACTCGCTACCACGAATAACCTTACCACTATCTCCAGAAGGTAAACTGTCCTTAGCAGTAAAGTTTGTTGTTTTTGTATAGTTACTCATACTGTTTTACCCATTAGTGCTAATACGTTAATCTCTTGGAGGGATAAAGCAGACCCGTAAATGTCAGCTTCTAGTCCTATCGTAATAATACTTCCGTTACCTGTTGCTTGAACAGAGTTTCTAGTCGTAAGTTCACCACCAGTAAACTCACCGATAGCAAACTCGTCAACACCGTAGTACGCAGGTACTTGGTTTCCTACAGTAAACTCGTAGGTTTTAAAGTCCGTAGCTAGATCGTAAGACCACTTCATAAACACTGTTGCGCCTGTAGCACCAACTAGAGTAGGTCTTAGTTTCTTTAGCAACTTTGTTTTAGCAGGATCACCAAACGTTAACCCCGGACTGTAGTACCTAAAGCGGTACGCTGTTGTGTTATCTACGTAACCTGAGTACGTCCCTAGTCCGTCAACTGTTCCTATGTACACTGTACCGTCAGTTTTAACTTCAAACGACTTGTGTGGAATAGAAGTCCACCGTGTAACTCTGTACGCTCCGTTCTCAAGTTTACCCTTTAAGTCAAAGCAGTACGCAGTAAGTTGATCTGGGAACACAATGATGTAAAAGGAGTTCTCAGGGCTGTACACAGATGCTGTAGGTAACGTCCTGTTGCTAATCAAACTAATGATCTCAGTCTTCACGTTTAAACTCAGGTCAGACAGAGGCAGCGACTTCTCTTGGATAGTACGGCCTAAGCTCCTGAGTCCAGAAGGAGACATAAACAAAACGTCTGTGCCAATGTGTTGAACAGAGTTTCTACAGATGCACCCAACACCAGCTACTGTGTCAACCAGAGCCATACTAGCTGGACTAGACGCTCCTCCGTACACAAGTATGCTGTGCTTACCAAAGATAATCAGGGTGTTGTTGTGTGCTGCCAACGCCCGTACTTCATCGTACCCATCAGGCCAAGCCTTAGATACATCTATAGAACCACTGGAACCACCAGTAAAGTCTGTGCCTGTCAACAGGTCAGACCAGTAAATAGTTTGTGTGTCTGTTGCGTTGTCTACGATCCACAGTCTACCGTAAGCTGCCAGAGCCTCGTGACACTTCAGAGTAGCCGCAGTAGCTGTTCCGTTAGCTACAGTAAACGTACGAAGACCTGTGGCGTTGTCGTACACCAACGGATCGTACCCACGCTGAAAGAAGTAAGCCTTATCGTTAAAGTTTACAATCTTCCAGTTGTTATCTGTAATAGTGTACGAGCCGGGAGTAACATCAGTCAGGGTAGTTGTCCCTGTCATTATCTTGTTGTTACCCGCAGTAAACACTACTTCGTTACCTGCGTCATCGTAGAAGTAGTGGATCTTGTGTACGTAGTCAGTACCTAGTTCAGTCTTGTCAGTAGTAACAACGTCGATACCCTTACGTGCAGCAATACGTCCTCGCTTGTCAATCACAGCGTTATCAGCAACGTCAGCGTAAGACGGATCTTGAGCTAACGGTGAGTCTTCTGTGTTGACAC